CACTTCTTCGACCACCCCATCACCGCCGGCTTGCCGCCGCCGCCGGCGTCGGCCGTGATGATGCTCAGGTTGAGCTGGCCGCGCACGGCATGGAGATAGCCGGCCATCTCGTCGTAGTCGAGGCCGGGCTTCTTCCAGCTGGCGAGCTCGTAGAGCACCGGATCGCGCAGCGACCACGCCCACACGACGAACGCGAACGCGGCGCGCGTGCCGAGATCGGCGCCCAGCGCGGTGAAGTACGGCCGCAGCTCGGCGCGGCCCGGTAGGTCCGCCATCGCCGCGCGGAAGTCGGGGAACCCATCGACGCCGAGGCGCACGGGCGCGTAGACGATCTGATGCTCGGGCACCGAGTGAAGCGCGTAGACGTACCGCGCGTCGCCCTTGACCCACCTGGCGTAGTACTCGCGCAAGAGGTCCGGATCGTCCTCTTTCCAGCCGTTCTCGCGGATCGCTTCGCCGGCGCTGCGCTCCCAGCGGATTGCCCGCGCGGCAGTCTCCGCGGCGACCTCGTCGGCGTACGGCCCGTGCTCGACGTCGGCGTTGTCGATGACCGACCAGACGCCGCCCTCGCTCCACACGACGCGGCCGAAGAACGGGTTATCCACCGCGGCGATGCGGTGAACCTCCCAACCGGTGAGCGGCTCTTCGTCGTCGGTCGTGACCTCGTAGAACATCCCGACGCAGTCACGCCCCGGGGTGCCGGTGAGCCAGCACTCACCGACGCGGTCTTGCATCGCGGCGACGATGACCGCCTTGTACAGATCCTTGAGGCCGTGCAGGTCCTGCGCCTCGTCGATCCAGTACACGTGCTTGGCGATGCCGCGGAGGCGCGCCGCCATGCGCGTGTCGTCGGCGCCGAACAGGTCGATCTGGCTCCCGTTGGAGAAATCGATCTGCATCTCACCCTTACGGATGTACACGACCACACCCGCGAGGTCATAGCTCTCCACACCGGCCTCATCGCGGCGCTTGCCCACCGCCCGGATGACGTCGACGAAACCGGTCTTGGTGTCGTTCTCCCATGCGCGCTTCCGCGCATCTTTGAGGGTGCCCGTGATGTACGTGGCACGGTGGCCCGGCACCTCGAGCGAGCGCGCAAGCAGCTCACGGCAGCCGCCGGCGGTGGCGCCGGAGCGCCGGGTCTTCTTGGTCGCGCGGCGCTTGGCTGGTGAACGGAAGAACGCGGCCTGCTTGGGGTAGAAGAACGCGCGGAGCTGGGCGATGAGCGCTGCGAGGCAGGCCGCGCGCTCGATGGCTGCGGCGAGCGCGCGGCGCTTCGCGATCAGCTCGCGGGCGCGCGCAGGATCGATCAACCGCCAGGGGCTGGCGACGTGCTCTGGTGCCGCGGTCTGCCGAATGGCGAGTAGGTCTGGGCCAGCTCCTCGACCGCATCCCACACTTCCAGAAACCACGCGCGATCGGGCCAGGTTGCAGTGAGGCGGGCCGCAACGGCGTCGATGAGCGGCGCGGCGGTATCGTCGGTGATGGAGTCGCCGTTGAGAATCAGCGCCGCGTCAGTGGTCACGCGCCGCAGCTCCGCGCGGATGATGGGCAGAGGCTCGCCAGGCGACCGCTGCAGCCCCGCGGTGAGGGTCCCGCCGGGGATGTCGACGGTGACCATGAGGTAGTACTCGGTGGCTCGACCGCCGAGACGCGGCACGCAGTCCAGGTGCCGCGCTGCCCACGCCTCGATGCCGTGAAAGCAAAGCTCGCCGCAACGATCGCAGCGCACCACGCTCACCTTCGAGTACTCGGCGCGGCGGGTGTCGGGCGAGCGGTCGATCTCTTCCTCGCTCACGACACCTCGGCCTCAGCCGGCACATCGTGAACCTCGACGCGACGACCCATGCGCTCGAGCGCGATGCGCGCGCTGTCGCCGAGCATGAACAGGCGGAGCAGGCACTGCTCACAGGTCGCGAGCTGAACCGACTCGGCGCCGGTGTGCCACTCCTCCTGGCTGATACAGGACTCCGCCGCCAGCCTGATGCCGCAGAACGTCGTTCCGTCGTGCATCTCCACGTGCACCGGAGACAGCATTACGGCTTCACCGCAGGCGCGAGCACCGCGCACAGCCCGGCGATCGCCTCGCGCAGCGCGCCACCGGTGCGCACCATCACCTCCTGGGCACCCTGCGCGGCGCGCGCGATCTCCTGGAGCTTCCGGTACGCAACGAGCTCGTCTCCGGACAGGAGCGCGTAGCGATCTGCCCAGTGGGCCCGAAGGTGACCCTCGAAATCGTCGGGCGCCGTGCGGATATAGGAGTCGAGACTGCCACGCGCGTCGATGAGTGGATCGAACCAGGGGGGTTCCTCGCGCGCCGCCGCGATCTGCTCCTGCGCGTCAGCCTCTCGATTCACCGGCCCCTCCGGGTCGTCGGCGCGTAGGGGCCAGACTTCTCGGCTTCCTTGACCGCGGGCGTCTCCGCCGGATCGCTGCCCTGCTCCGGGTCCGCGGTGCCGGGCATCACCTTCGCTGCGTCGATGAATTTCTGGTTGATGGGGTCTCGCTTGACGGTCACTTCGAAGCTCCTTGGGTGCGGGTGCGCAGCTCTGCCGACCAGTGCGCGCTCACCGCAGCTCGTTGGGCAGGTGTCCAGACGCGGGCGGACGGCGTGTCGCGTCGAGCCAGCTCGTCGAGCGCGAGCAGGTCGCGGAGCACACAGCCGTCGTATTCAGCGTCCAGCGGGGCGACCGCCGCCGTCGGCTGGTGGAAGAAATACGCAGCCAGCAGCACGCGCCGCTTGCCGCCGGGCACTGGCTCGGTAGGCACGTTACCGTCCTCGTCGAGCGGACCCTGTATCGCGCGAACCTCGACTCGAGTGGACGTCTCACCGGGCCCAGCCTCGCCGCGCCGGTGCGCGTATCCCGGCCGCGCCGCGAACCACACGCGACCAGGACCATAATCTCCCACGATCAGGTCGGCGAGCGCAGCGGCGGCATCCGAAACGCTATCCAGGTCCGAGAGCGCATACGCGCGCTGTCGATCGAGTAGTGGAGCCGGCGGTGGACCCGCGACCATCTGGCGCCCGAGGACAAGGTACCCGCCAGTTTGCACGTCGAGCCCGACCTCCTTACAGCGATCAAGGATGATCTGCTCGACGTCCAGGCATCCGGGCACCTCCATGCCTAACCGGACGTTCCCGCCATTACCGCACCAACCTCCGATGAGGTCGGCGAACTTGCTGCGAACGATGAAGCTCACTTCTTCACCGCCTTGGCCTCGGTGCCAACGAACGGCTCAATGATCTGCCCGATGTTCCCGCGCGGCACCGTCACGTTGTACGCATCGACACCGTTCCGGTACTCGACGATCACGTCGCCCGGATAGGCGTTGCGGTCGGCGTCAGTCGCAAGCCGCGCGGTCATCCTACCCAGAAACGATGTCGAACCCGGACGGTCAGCGACCCACTCATTGTGGTCGACGGAGCCGAGACTCACCGGAGAGCGGAAACGAACATAGGTTATCACTGCAGCACCAACTTGCTGCCGACGCTCACCGTGTGAACGAGCGCGCTCATGCCCTCGACGATGGTCGTCACGTGCGCCTCGCGGATGAGCATCAGCTCCTTGCTATCGTCGTCTGGATCAGGGAAACAGAGCTGTTCTCCGCCGCTCGCGTAGCGGAAGAACGTGATGAGGTCGCCCTTCTTCACGATGAGCGGCACGGTGTCACCCTTCGAGGTGATGCGTCCATGGCCGGCCTCGACGACCTCGGCGAACAGGAACGGCGTGTTGTCGATGGCCATCTGCGGCCGGTAGAGGCCACCGGTGGTGCGCTCGCCCTGCGAGAGCACGCGCACGAGGAGTCTGTCGTAAATGGGACGATGGATAGCAGTCACGAAATCTCCTGTGTCCGGTTGCCGGACATCACTTCAAAAACTCCGCGATCGGCATGTAAACCGACGCCCGATAGCGCCCACGCATGCTCTCGCTCGACGGTCCCAGCGACGTACAGACCACGCCATGGGCGCGGTCGACGCCAAGCTTCGCGAGCAAGGCCCCAGCAACTCCGCAACCGCGCTCGTCGCGGCGCGTGTACAGATAGTGGACCGTCGGCGTCGACGGACCGTCGACGAACAGCACCCAACCGCGAATGAACTGCGGCTCGTGGTCGCGCACGCAGAGCCACGCGCGGGTGTCGGGGCGATCGAGCACGGCGTCAATCTGCTGGCCGATCTGCTGGCCGGTCCGACTGCGCATGTGCCGCTGATGCGCGTGCGTCGAGAGCATCGAGCGCGCCCACGTCGCGGCGATGTAGCCCTGATCCGATGCGACGGGGCTGCGGATCAAACTGACCGCCGCGTGCCGAGGAGCATCGCCGCCGCGAGTTGCGTGGCTCCGTAAATCTTGGGGTCGTCGTTCTCGTGCCGATCGAAGTACTCGGTCTCGGCCGGCGAATCGCAGTGCTGCAGGTTCTTGCGCGAGCGATACTCGACGAACACCTCGCGGAGAGTCATCGGTTTGCCGTTATCGTCGACGATCATCGCGCCGCCTCATGCGGGTCGCGATACTGAACGCCATCGACGAGGAGACACTCGTCAAACTCATGGATAAACGATCTCAAAAGCAATTTGCGTAGAAACGCGACCAATTCGGAATCAGGCAGATCGGCCCATGCTTCAATACGACTGATGTACTGAATATGGTGAACCTTCGTGACTTCCTCGGTGTGCATATCCGGCGCCTTCAGCCAGACGTGCGCACATAAGCCATCAATCTCAGAAGAGATTCTGACGTCGATCCGGCTTGGCCAAGGCCAACAGGCACGCATTTTGATTTGCGATGCGATCCGATGCCATCGATCAAACTGAGCCACGACATCGATCACCGCGCCCACCGCATCACGTCGCGCAGCCGCGCAGCCTCTGGGCTCGGATCGCCCCACACCTCGAGTCGCTCCGCCTCGGTCATGCTCGCCGCGTGCTTCGCGAGCCGCTCGGTGCGCATGCACGCCTCGGCGAGTGAACGAAGCGTGACGCTCCAATCCCAGCGCGATGGGTGGCCGTGAGGCGGACCGGCATGCGTGCTCGGCCAGCGAACAGCGGCGGTGATGACAGCTTCGAGGTGCTGCGAACCGGGGAGGCTGGTCATACGTCGTCCTCGTTGAGGCCGGCCCAGTTGTGCCCAGTTCCCGGCACGTAACGCACACCGACTCCGTTTACGAAGCCACTGCGACACGTATGCTGGTCGAATTGGACGAGTACAACCTCGAACTCCTTGGCCACATCACTGCGCCATCCGCAATAACAACTTGACCAGAAACTGCCACCATGGCAGCGCAGCGATTCACGGCGAGTCGCGGCGACTGCACGCGACTCCAGGTCGGCACGCTCAGCAGCCAGACGCGCAACGGCATCCCCGCGGCCGGTCATGTCGATATCGGTTATCGCGGGCTCGTTCTCGTCCCACTCATCCAAGAAGTCAGCGAGCTTGTAGTGAAAACGCTCGAACTTGTGCTCTCCGGATTCTTCGTCGATATACATGTACACGCCGGTCCGCACGTACCGCTCTCCAGTTGCGTGCGTGTAACGTGTCGAGCGTGGGACGCACGCGATCTTGCCGTCGAGCGATCCCCCGGAGAAGGAAGCCGAGAATCGCTGGGTAAAGAACGTGGTCATTCGAATCCCCTGCGCTCGATCTCGTCGGCGCACAGTTCGAGCTGAGTCGCGATCGCGCGCAGCACGAGCGGCCGCGGAGGAAGGTAGCAGGACTCGCCGCGACCGTCGAAGACGCGCACCTTGCCGTCGTACATCTCCACCTGCGGATCGGTCTCGAGCGACGCAGGGTGACGCTTGCGGGTCTGATCGCGGAGGTACGCCATGAAGCTCGCCGCGGTCACTTCAGCTCCAGCAGCGCGAACCGCGCCTCGGTGTCATCAACCACCGCGGCGGTCACCGGAGCCGCCTCGGCAGGCGTCACCAGCGACGGCTTCAACACCGACGTGGTGCGCTTCGCCAGCGTGTTCCGCCCGGTCTCCGCGATCGC